CGATCCAGGGAAGCATCGAGCACCATCCTACGGGATGGTTCCTGATCACGAAGGCTAATTGAATGCCTAAGTGCAGAATGCTCGATCCCATGCAAGAAATACCGCAGGAGAGCCTGCTGACACCATTGGTGCGCAACAGGTTCACTGGCGATAAGTCGAGGACCCTTAAAGGTCTTCGGCACAGTTAGCAATTTAGAAGTTGCTTCCTGTTCACTGCAGGGTTGATCGTGATTCTCCGCCCAGTCTGCGTAGTTTAAAAACGCATGGTGGGAAAACGGAAATACCGTATCAAGCTTTATCGGCCAAGTTGGAAAGCAATATTTCGAAGCTTTTCCTCCGAGGTCCGACACTGCTCCAGGCCCATGTTTAGTCGACCACTCACAACTGTCGAACTTCCCGAACGAGCTGGCGACAATGTCTCCAACAAACTCGAGGGTTCTAAGGAATGGGGAGTCAACGGAGCACTGGAGAGACTCAAATCTAGAGTCCCCAGTAGGATCTTCAAAGACAGGACGGTCGCCAAAAGAGAGGCGCCGAACATCTGTGAGATCGATACTATCACCCGCCCAATTAAGGGTAGGCGATCGTAGCTCCCGCTCGACGTCGTAAAATTCCTGGACGGCCGCTTTGGTCCGGTCAGGGGTGCACGCATATTCATATCCTTTAGCAAAGAAATAAAATTGCCGAAGGAACAGTACAGCGTTAACATCGACATCGTGGCGTAAACAACCACTATCTCGTTCAAACACGCGCAACATCAACCCTGAGAGGAATCTCGGAATTGGTGACGATTTCCATCGTATTTTGGCCAAAGGAAGGCCCGAGGAAACGTAGGCTCCGTCTGAGAGGCACCGATCAAAGTGCTTTCCCAGATTAGGAAGGTCCAACAACACCGTTGGAAGACCTCGTGTAAGAACTGCAAGGGAGAGACGTTGATAATCACGCTCAACCTCTAAAGTGTCCGATGGGTAAGATTCCAACCAATCCTTTTGGAGAGATTGGAACATGCCTAAGAACACCTCTGCCTCCTGACTAATCATAGGATTTCTCCGAACGATTCGAGGGAGGCCAGTCATTTACGGAATAGTAGAAAGCCCCACTGCAGCTTTAGCTGCCCAAGGCCGACTGCCATCCGACGATCTCGTTGGCATTGTCCGAAACAACGGAAGCCAGCGCCGTCGAGATGTCCACCGAAGAAGCCCCATCGCTAGCCGGATTACTCCGG